CAGAGAGGTTTTCGAACAGAATAGTTCTATATAATAGACTTTAAAAACAAACCTGAGAGGTTCCCTTGCGATTTAAAAGTAAACTAGAAAGGTTCCCTTGTTGCAATAAACAAATTGAAGTTCACGGTAGCGCCTGACAAATCAAACATGTCTATGACATATATAAACGCCGATATGGCAATCAACAATTATAAAAACAATTTCATTTATGAAAAACAATTTTATTTTATTAACGACTTTGGCGATCAAAAGGACTTTTCTCCTTTAAAGAGAAATTTAACGAATATGTCTCTGGTGAAATTATTCCCAGAAAATTTAACAGATATTTTTATTTCACTTAACAATATATATAAATTAGAATTAAATTTAGGTAACACTTATGCTAATATGCTTAACATATATACATCTTATCACCCTCTTGGTAGATTTAGAGATAATATTATTAACCAATATTTAGAACCCATAGATTTTCTCATTAGAGAATGTCCTTATTGTTTCATTAATTATCACCTTACTTTTGAATATAATCAATATAGATTATTTTATCAGGATGAAGTAGTAGATTATTTAGATAATAAACATAGAGATTATGATTTTTGTAGAAATTGTAGTAAAGAAATAATGATAGTACGTAATTTTGAACATATTAATCTATATAAAGCAGACTTAACAATTTGTGGAGATGTAGAATCCAATCCAGGACCATTCAATTTTGACAAAATTTTTAAAGAAACTTCACATAAGAAATATAATTTGATTAAAAACCGAGATAGTAAACTTTGTAGTTATGGCTTTTCTGAACTTTTGGTTTACCATAGTAAAAATTTTAAAATTCCAGATACTGTACAAGAGGTAAGTGATTATCCTTGTATATTTTGTTTTAAATGTGACATTGATGATGATGATTATTTATCAGGTAATGACTTTATTGGTTCTTATATGGAACTTTTAGAAGTTAATACTATTCAAAATTTAATTTTAAAAATGAACGAGATGTGTGAATGTGGTAGAGATATGCTTCAAAATTTTATATTTAAGTTAGATATTAAGATTAAAGATATAAATGATATTGATACTTCTAATTTTCAAGAACAAACTTTAAAAGAAAATGCTCTTAAAGCAAAAGATTTTATTTTAAATATTCCAAATATATTAAGTTATGAAGAAGTAATGACAAAATTAAAACCCGTAAATACAATAACCAGTTTATATCATATTTATAATGCGCCTTCAGCCGCTGATGCACTTGCAGAAGTTTTACGTTTAACAGAAACACACAATCTTTATTGGTCACTCGACAGTGATAAATTAATTACTTGTATTGATTGCTTATGCTCTCTAGTAAAGAGTATAAGTGATGTCCCAGACTTATTGTCTCATATCCCAGGCATGGACCGAATCTCAAATTTGCCCGGTACAAGTGATTTTTCTAACATGACAGAACAAACAATAAAGATTGATGAAGATGGTTTCATGGCCAAAGCTTTAAATTTTGCTAAAGAATTTGGAGTTGACCCAGATGTGGTTACCAAAGGTGGACCCATTGTTGCTCTTTTGTCTACATCCGTTGCAGCTATTGCTCTAATTGGATGTGGATCTAAGATCAACAATTTGTCCTTAACTTCAGGTATGTCACATATGGTTCATAGTATGGCTATGGAATGTAAAGATTGGAAAATTTTATTATCTTCCCTTAAAGATACTTGGGAATATATAGCTTCAGCTTTAGGAAAATTTTTAGGCTTCACCTACGTCGATGATAAAACAGCAGTCCGTCAAGAATTAATTAGTAGATTAGAATCATTAAAGAAAGATGTTGAAGATTTAGAAAATAGAAAAGAACTTAATTATACAATTATTAATGATCCAACATATTTTGAAAATTTCCAAAAACGTTTTAAAGATTTAGAAAAATTATTAATAGATATGATTAAAACAGATCAAAATTTAGTTTCATTTAGATTAGTACTTGATAAACTTAGAACTAGAGTCCAAACAATTAAAGATGATTATGTTAGTTTATTTAATTCAAAGTGTGGAAAACAACAACCAACAACATTGTATATTGGTAGTGAATTGTCTGGTATAGGAAAAACAACATTCATGGAATGGTTAATGCCAAAATTATCAGAGAAGTATGGAAGAGTTTTAACTAAGTATGTTAAGGGTAATGAAGATTATTGGTCAAATTATGTTTATCAGGATGTTTTACATTGGAGAGATTTCTCACAAAGTAAGACTCATGAAGAACATTTAGAACTCATTAATCTTTACGACCCTTCTCAAACTCAGTTAAATATGTCAGATAACGATCAAAAAGGTAGACAATTTAAATCAAGAATAATGTTAATAGATTCTAATATGCTTTATATTAGAAGATCAGCGATGATAGAAGATGGTTCCAAATTAGATAGACGTCGTGATTTCTTGTTTGAAGCTTTTACCCAATATGAAGGAGATAGTAATAACCCTACCCCGCGAAGTGAAGAAGAAGCAATTCAAAATTTATATTTAGTTAGTATGCCCAGAGTTAAAAATGAAGGGCCTATTAATAATTTTAATACAGAATATTTTACATTAGATGGTAGAGAAATTTCACATAAAAGTATCAAAATTCAAACCCAACCTTTTTCAGTTATAGTTGATAGAATATATGAACATGAAATAGCCAATAATACTAAATATTTAGAAAAATGTCAACGTATTTTTGATTCAGAAAGAAATGCACAATTAATGGGAGAACAAACAATGCAGCCAGCGATTAGTCAAGTCATAGCAGAGTCAAAGAAAATAGTTATATTATTGGGAGATCCAGGAACAGGCAAAACAACATTGGCACGTAAATTTAGTAACAATAGAATAGATGGTGATTTTAATTATGATGAGTTCACTTTGAATGTACAAGATCCTAGAAAATACATTTTAGCAGCATATGATAAAGGAGACAAAGATGTTATATTGACAGCAAATCCAACAGATTTTGAAGAATGGATGAACAATATGACAGAAGATCAAAGATTAGCAATTGAAAGACGTTGTTTAATTATAACGTGTTCTTTTGCTATTAAAAGAGGTGGATATTTACGTGGGTATTTAACAAATCCTACATATTATACACGAGAAGATGTTGAAGATCCAAGAAATGCGTCATTATATGCTAGAATGGTTAGTTTTAAAGTCAATAATGGACCCAATATTAAAATTACAGGAGCAACAGAATTAATAACAGAAAATATTAAACGTAAAACACAAGATATATTAACATATGATTTTACTCCTAGAATTAAACTTAATAAAGAAATGGCAAGAAATTTGGTAGAATTTGATATGTATTGGAGAGATGTTGATGATATTAGTAAACTTAGTATATTTGATTTAATGAAGATAACAAAAGTAGTCCGATCAGAATTTAGTAATGTACAGATAATGAAAGCATTTGGTTCAATTGTAAAAGAAGTTTTTCAAAATTATGATTTATGTGAAAGTTTAGAATCTGGTCTTAATCAATTAAATTCACTTAGAATTACAGCCCCAATGGAATTTGATTGTGTTGTAAAACTCAAAGATGAAGCCTTCTTTTTAACAACAGACGATACTGATAAGTTAGTATTTTGTATTTGTGACGATAGTTTCGAATACAAGGTAAATGACTTAGGTAAAGTTTTGTGTTATCATGAAGGGCAATTTTTGTGGGAAGTTGAAGGACGTATAGCATCTTGGTATAAACATATTCAACGTAACGTAGAGACAATAGAAATTAACTATACAAATTTAACACCTCCTTCTAGAGACCTTGTACAATATTGTGATTATTTCTTAAATTTCCTTAAAACCGGTTTTGCAGTTTTAGCTATTAATAAATTATGTACTCCAAAAGCAAATTCAATTAAAGAAGAAATGTTTGATGTTTATGATCAATCTTTTACCAGAAAACCCAATTCATATCAACAAGAAACATCCGCAGATTCATATCTTAAACGTAATCCAAAACAAGAAAGAGTAGATTTAAAATCAAAAAGTAACTTTTACTTTGTTAGAAATGAAACTTCAGCAGATGCTTATTTAGATAGAGCACAAAATTCACCTAAAGTAAATATGCGTAACAACAACAATTTCAAATTTAGACAAGAAACATCTGCTGATGCTTATAATTATAGATCAAATAATAATAGTAGAATAAATACCAAACCTAGTAGTGAATTCAAATTTAAAAATCCTGTCCGTACAAAGAATATGATTAGTGAAGCATGTATGGACATCCAATCTGCAGATCTAGCAGACATTGTTTGTGCACAAAATTATCCCTTATTTATCAATAATAGGCGTGTATGTTATGGACAAGGTGTGTTTGGTAAGTATATGATAACAGTTGGACATTTGGCAGGAGAAGTACAAGTAGAAATTGATAACATCAAATATGATACAGAAGTAGTTGCAATAGATAATGTTAGAGATTTAGCAATAATTAGAGTTTTATCCAAAACAGTTGGTTTTAAAGATATTCGTAAATATTTTCAAAAAGAAAGATTAAATAATAGTGTGAATGGTTTTAAAGCTACTTTGTATTGTTGGTCTGAACGTGGAAGAAATAGAATTTATGAGAAACCAGTAACATTAAAAGAACAAAGAGTTATGGAAATTAAAGATCGTAAAGTAAAAGATGGCTTATTATATAACGTAAATTCATTAGAAGGTAATCATCCAATCCAAACACGTGAAGGTTTCTGCGGTAGTCCAATGTTAATTTGTAATGCTTCATATCCAGAAAAAATTTTAGGTTTACATGTAGCAGCTGATTCAATTCATGGTTTAACATCAGTTGTTTTCCAAAGTGATTTGTGTTTTGAAGAAATGGAATCCCAAACAATGTCGGAAGAATCTATAGTTGTCCTTCCTTTTCAACAGGTTGTAATGGAAGATTTACCTTTACCCGAAGGTCTTAAATCTCCATTGAAATGTGTTGGAAGGGCTGGTAATATTGTAGATGGCACCTTCGTTCCCAACAAAGTGTATTCAAGTGACAAAACACAAATTTATCCCTCTCCTTTTAGTACTGATGATGAAAAAGTTTTTGAACCTTCAGTTCTTTCCGAAAAAGACCCCCGTTTAGAAGTCCCATGTGAAAACATTATTTATAAAGGAATTAATAAATTTGCAAACATACAAAAACCCATAGATTTAGATATTTTAGATGAGTGTGTAGAGGAATTGTCTGAAGTTTTAATTGAGGCAATACAACGAACAGGAATGACAACGAAAGTGCTTAATGAAGAAGAGGTTATCAACGGTTGCACTTACTATCAAACTTCTCCAAGTTTGAATATGTCAAGTGGTGTAGGATATCCTCATTCTTTTGAATGTGGTGGAATGTCTCATAAAGCTGATGCTTTTTATTTCAATTTAGATACATGTAAATACGAATATGCTAGTAACATTAAAGGACAAACAATAAGATCAGATTTACATAGTTATTTAGATCATTTAAAATTAAATGGAAATCGTACAGCAGTTTTATATGTAGCTCAAAAGAAAGATGAAGTTTTAAAATTAAAGAAAATCTCAGATTGTGGGACACGAATTTTTGAAATGGGTGCTCTATATCATTTTATGGCAATGAAAATGTATTATGGAGCAGCTCAAGCACTTTTAACTTATGTAAACCCAACAATTCCTTTTAAAATTGGTATCAACGCCTCATCAAAAGAATATGCTAATTTATATAAATTTTTACTTCGCACTGGAACCAATGGTATGAATTGTGATTACTCTGGTTTCGATTCTTCCCATCCTTATGAATTTTTAATCCGTTATCATAAAATTTACAACAATATTTATAAAGCTACAGATCCTAATTGGTCTGTAGAAGATGATTTAATTAGAGAAAGATTACATAATAATGAAAATAAGCCTTTAGTTTTAATTGATGAATTTATAATTGAATGTCCAGGTGGTTTGATGTCAGGTGGAGAAGATACAGGTGGTAAAAATAATATTTGTGGAAATCTCAATATGAGATATGCGTGGAAAGTTTTGGCTAAGGAATTCTGTCCAGAATTGTATTTTAAGTACGACGAGTACACAACAGATGCAACATTTGGCGATGATCTTATCAAAACTATTCATGATGATGTCTTATCTTGGTATAATCCTAAAAATATTCAACGAGTTTTATCAAAAATTGGCTTTACAATCACTTCAGCAGACAAAGAATCCGAATTAGATGTTCAACCTTTAGATGAATTAACTTTCCTTAAACGTACTTTCGAAGATGTAGAAGTAAAATTAGGTGGTGTAACCCGTAAATATAAAGTAGGAGCTTTAGAAGATAATTGTTTCTTAAAAATGTTAAATTGGTGTAAGTGTTCAAAAAGATATAAATACAAGCGTTCCCAACAAATTCATTTCGACCCAAGTACTATAGGATTAACTGCATTAACATGTTTACAAGAAGCCAGTTTAAAAGGTAAAGAAGTTTTTGATCGTACAAAGAAACATATTAAAGATGCAGGCAATAACTACAATTTAGTTTTACCAAAATTACCAACATTTGAACAAGCTTTTTACGAAACTTATTTTGGTTCTTCATTTCCAGTTCATGATACAATAGAAATTATTAATATCCCATATTCTAACGTTTTACATCCATTACATCCCCGTGACTTTAATTTCAGTGGTAAACAATTTAAATCAATTATGCATTGTTACGAGTACACTCGTGCAGTTTGTCATCAACAATTAGAAAAAGCACAAGAATATTATGATAATCCAACTTTATGTAAATATGTATATTATCCTAATAATCGTAGATTTCATCCAGATAAATTAATGTTAAAAATAATTAAGAAAGTTTTTAGTGATTATGAATTTGATCTTAAAGAAAATCAAAAATATGTTGCTGACTATCATCATCTATATTTTGGCTTTCAAATAGGTGATGCAGTAACAAATAAATACGGCGAATTGTTAACACAATTCGCAATTGAAAAATTGTCAAAAAATAAATTAACAAGCGAAAATATTCAAAATAAAGAATTAAATATTCCCGATAAATTAAATTATCCAATTTCAAAAGAAAATATTATTTTAGATTCAGATCTTTTCATAGAACCCAAATTAAGATTTAATACAAAACAATGGAAAACGGCGGAAACAACCCTCCTGTCCCAGAACTAATTGGCGAAGTTGCCACAGGTTCAACGTTCTCGAGCACTGATGCTACTGCTCTGGATGTTCCTGCTATCGCAGGGCGTCCAGCTGCAACTATTGAGGGACCTCGTCATGCTAATGTTTCGGCATCAGATGACATCATGAATTACCTCAAGAAACAGCACATTGCTCTTCAACGTTTTACCTGGTCAACAAGTCAATTACCCGGTACCCTTTTAGTTAATATCCCAATTACTCCACTTCGAGCCAATAATATTATTTCCTACCTTGCAGGCATCTTCAATGCTTGGAATGGTGGTTTAGAATACCAAGCTAAAGTTGCAGGTACTGGCTTTCATGCTGGTGCTCTTGGTATTGCGCGTATTCCTCCTAATATTGATCCCGTCACACTTAAAACAGTACAACAGTTTACAGCCTTTGAGTATTCTGTTATAGATCCAAAAACCTTAGAAGCAATTTCAAAACATATTCCTGATCAACGTCCAATCATGTACCATTATATGAATAACGATTTTACAGATCCTAATAATATTGGTGGTCATTTTGTCATTTTTGTCATTTTACAGTTAAATACTTCATCAACAGGCACAAACCAAATTGATGTTGAAATTTTCAATAAATTAGCTCCAGATTTCCGTTTCATTCAGGTTATTCCCCCAAATTTACCTTCCCAACCCAGCACAGATATCGATAAGTGGAATTCATTATTTTCAACTCCAGCAAATCATTTACATACCATTTTTCCATTTCAAATTAGTACATTAACCATTAATCCTAATAGTTTTAGTTCAGCAGCTAAAGTTGGACTACGAAATCTATCTGGACAATTGTCACTAGATGACACTTATTCAGAAGATGTTGTAGGAAACTTTGCAAATTTTGGCTTTCCGTTTTATGCTACTTCAGCAACTTCATTAGTTCCCGTTTTAAATAGTACAATTCAATTTAATAAACAAATTTCAGTAAATATGACCACTCCTTTCTTTAAAACTTACAGTTCTACAGCTGCTAATGCTGTTTTGGCTGGTACGGCACCGATATTGTTCAATGCACCGAACACTGTTGTTGGTGCACTTGTTGGAGCATACTACAATTTGCTTCCCAACTTAAGTGCCCCAATAACAGCTACATATCCTGGCGTTCCAGTTGTTTCAGCACCTGCAGGTGAATCTTTAATCACGTTTTCAATGGGTGGTTCTAATGCTACTCCTCCAATGCTTACAACTCGTTATCTTTCATTTGCTTTTAAAACAGGTCAATTTTCAATAGCTACAAACGAAGCAGTTCTTGGTCAAATTTTCTCAAATACTTCAGGTCTTCCTGTAGCTTTTATCAAGATATACCACTCTGGTATTATCACTAGCAATCTTCAATTAACAGCACTAAATTTAGATTTTAGCGATCTTAATATCCAATTTGTTTCTTTCATTCAGGCATCCCAACCCATCCCGAATTTAACACAAATCATGTTACAATCTCTACAATCTATTAGATTGGAAAGATTGTTACAACGAACACGTCAACTTCATCTTGGCGATTAGTTTGGTACGCTTTAGATACCACAATAATGTAGTTATTGGTACACTATATTATACGTCAACCCGATCAATTACAGAGATTGTTTAGCAAGTAATTGATTAGTATTGAAATCTCAATTAACCCAAAATTAAAATAAAGAAAACTTCCTATAATAATAAATATGTTCGACTTTTTAGCACATTGGTTTGCAAAAACTGAAATAATCCATAATGAGAAAGGTGAAGCTATTAAACAACCAAAAAGATCATTCTTCAAGAATGGTCATTTTTCGTTGGATCTTACCTTCATTTGTATCATTTTGGTAATTGTTATCATTTATTTTGCTTATCAACGTTATAAAATTTATAATAAACGAAAATTTAATAAAATGTATGAATTAACTAACCTACGTTCTATGTCAGACGTTGAGCGGGCCCCATTAGGCAGTGTCCCACAAAACATAGCAGTAACTCAAACTGGAATTTGAGTAAGTTTTACCTATTTTAATCAAACCTTGATTTCCAAACATCAAGGCATAATCTTCTATTTTATATTTTTATTAGAGATGCATTACCCTTCTGGTTTCATCTATAAAAAGGAAATAAAAATATTCGTTAACGCGGATAGAAAAATACTCGTTACAGAACGGGGTCTCGTATTGCTTAATTGTAGTATGAGATGTATAAAAATTAATATAATCCCCGCGAGGCATATCTTCCTTTTCTTATGTCGCGTGTAAAAAAAAAAAAAAAAA